AGGAGAACTTAAGCTGAGGCCCTGACAATAATAACTACAGGCAATTTTGTCGCTTTCGAAAGCTCCCAAGCGACGCTAAGAACTTTACCGCCATAATCTATATTGGTAAGCTGTAGAGTCCCCCCGATGCCAGCTTTTTTCATAGCATCTTTAATCTTGCCGAAAATCTCTTCTGTAGATACCTTCTCGTTTACTGAAATGCTTAGAGTCTCTTGTCCGCTCATTTTACTCCTTTAATTAGAATGACTTAATTTCGAATTTTCTGAATGCTCTATAAATCTGCAATTTCCAAAAGTATAATTGCCATCGTTGTCTTTTCTATCTATAGAAGGCTTGCATAGAAGATAAGCCTTATCACGAAACCAAAGTAATCTAATCTCGTCTAAAGTTATAGAACATTTTATTCCTCTCCCACCGTAATATTTGTAATCTTCTCTCTTTTGATTATTACAGCGAGTTTTAATATTTTTAAGAACTATTTTCCACGGTTCTTTAATCCAACGGTTTCTATCATATTCAGATTGATAATGCCTATGGTTATTTTTCCATTCCTTTTGTTTTAATCTAATCCTCTCTTTATTCTTTTTTCGATAAATTTTGAAACATTCTTTACAAAGAGAATTATGCCCATCATATCTGCCTTTATGTCTCGGAAAATCTTTTAACTCTTTCTCCGCTCCGCATCCATAGCATCTTTTCATATGTATATAATACTAAGAGCGTAAATTAGGTCAAGAGATATTTTAAGGAAACTGCTGCCCATTCTCTGCAATATGGCGACAAAAAATGCTCGTATCTAATAGGAAAGGATACTTCATTTTCTGGAAACGGGGCCATCCAGATTTTGTGAAAAAGTTTCCTTTTTGGACTCGGTCGCAGAAGAATAAATCTTCAGTCCCCGTTTCTGAAAAATATCTTAACTGTTCGGGGTCGAACCAAGCTTTCCGCGGTGTCTCAAAAACTTCTCTGGCTACTACCGGGCCTGCCATCGTATCATAAGTAATTACTTTTGATTCATTATACATAGCTCTTAAAATTGAATTATGGATTAGTGTGCAACCCATAGGGATTCCATCAACCCAAACTTTATCCCCTGCCTTCCATTTATCATAATATGAATTTCCGCGACCTCTAAATATCAACGGCTCCGGATGGCTTCCTTTACAAAAATATAATCCTGAAACAACCGGAATATTACCCTTCCGCATATAAGAATTCATTTTCAGGAATGTATCAGGCGGTAAGATTACATCGTGGTCAATAAACAGAGTCCATTCAAATCCCTGACTAAGGGTATATTCGACACAGATGTTCCGCGCTTGGGCGACTTCAAAACCAAGAGGAGAACTCTGAGAAATATACTGGAAAATATCTCCATTTGACCAGTTGCACGGAATAACCTGACCGAAACGCGCCATCATCCATTCTATTCTTACGAGACCCGTAGCAGGAATAGCAATACAGACCCTCTTCTTCCAGCCTTGCCAGTTTTTATTTACAGGAAGAGATTGTTTAGGGGCGATAAATTTTCTTATATCGCTTGGATTTTGAGGATTAGATTTAAAGATGGGCTCTTTTAATAGAGCCTTTCCTTGAGCATCTGGAAGACTACGGCCTTCAAGTAATAAATTTCTTTTCTTTTTCATCTCTTTATATCCTCCTCTTTCATCTTTTCCATTATCACTTCCATATTCCCGTTAGCGTAGAAAGCATTACGTGATATTATCCACGGTTTAGGCTGATAAATGGTCCATAGAGGATGGTAAGGATTAAAATATTCCCACGTCACTTCATTTCGGGACCCGCAATGGGTAGGGTCCTGATGGAAACCTCTACTCGTCCCGTAAGGCATAGAGATTAAAAGCTGACCTCCCGGCTTCATAATCCGCCAGAACTCATTTATGACATTTATAAAATTTTTAGGACAAATATGCTCAAGAAGATGGGAACAAAGAATTGTAGAACAACAATCGTCAGGAAGGGGATAAGGAATGACCTCAACATTATGGATTATATCCACCCCGGGCAAAGCACGTAAATCAAGGCCTACAAAGCCCGGTTGTTTATTGCCTCCACAACCGACATCAAGTTTTATCCCGAGATTATTCTTCTTTAAGATTTCCTTTACAGAATCACCCTTGCCTTTAGAACGATGTTCACCTATTTTACTACGTTTATGTCGGCTGATGTTCTTCATGCCAACCTCCTTTAAAATTATCTTTGTTTAGGTTTCCTTCCGCCCGACTTAGCTGCTTCCCTGACGTGTTTCATCACTTCTTTTGTAACTGTATATCTTCGTAAATGAATTCCTCTCTTCAGGATTGCATATCTTACATTGACTCTATTGCATCCCAATTCTTCTGCTATATCTTTGGTAGTCCTAAATTTACCAGCATATTCTTCTATGAGCCAATCACCGTTCCAAAGCTTAGGATATTTTATCGCCCCGTGCCTTTTATTGTGATGCTCTCTACTATTAGAAAATAATTCAAGATTAGAGTCTTCATTATTTAATTTATTCTCATCAATATGATGGACTATTTCTTTTCTCTCAAGAACTCGTCCCAACCTTTTCTCGACTACAAGCCGATGATAAAATATCTTTCGACCTTTATATGGATGTCCCGCCGGAGTCCTTACTTTTAAATATCCATCAGTACTTAACTGATGACCTTTAAGCTTGGATAAGTCGAGAATTTTAGGGTCATATTTATTTTCCATATTTCAATGATAACATATTTAATCTAAATGTCAAGATAAATCTAATAGTAAATCGTAAAAAGTAACGGGAGAAGTTGGAGCTTCTCCCGTTTAACTTTGTCGTCCTTCTGAGATTCCTACCTTTTAAGAGAACCTTAATTGGTCAATTTTGTTACCCTGCTTATGCAAGGGCAAAGGCATTTCTGCTTTGCTCTCTATGTCGCCATAGAGTTCTGACTATATCTTCAACTCTTTCGAGTGCCCCGTACATAGTCGATACACCTTCCGCCAGAAGCCTGACGGCTCGGCTCGGTATTGTCTTGAATTCTAATCCAAGATATCCACCGAATTCTCGGAGTTTCTTAATTAACCTTACGGCTAATTCGACCCCACCAATTTTCGAGGTCGCGTTGACATTCTGGTTGCTGGCCCACTGCGACGTAGCATATGTAGTTCCGCAGAGAATCGTTCCACCAGAGCTTGTGTTAACCAACGCAACATTCTGAATGGTACAAGTACCAGCCATATCCGTTCCTGCAAATTGGCAAGTTGCTTGTAACGTTTTGGAGCTCACGACACTATTTGAAGTAGTGACGCGCGCACCCGTTTCTCCATCCAGAGAATCAGCAGTCGCGGCAGGCTTAGTCCCGGTTCCTATCGCCATATAGGAAACCTGTTTTGACCCGGCGATTGCCCCCAAAGCACCGCAAATATAATCTTGGAAACCGAGATTGACAACCACATTCCGTTGCCATCCAGAATCCCCGACTATTTTCTTGGACTTCGGGTCGACGATTTGGACTCTTGCGAATCCTCTAACCTTTAACATATCGTGTCTCATCGTCTTTCCTCCCTCATTTGGACGCCTTGACTCACCAATTTATATTATAACATAATAGCTCTGATTGTCAAGACCTTAATTACCATTCAACATCTTCATTATGAACTCCTCATTGTATTTAAACGTAAGAAGTTTACTCATCTCTACAGACATCTCTACAGATTTATTTTTAAGAATCCCTTTTATAGTTGTCTGGCCTCCTGAATGAATTACATCGAGCTCCGGGCAAATAGCTTTTCTCCAATATTTATTCCATTTAAGACGAACCATCCACTCGATATTTTCACAAATTACAAAATTACTATCAAACATCCCTATTTCATTAAAGCATTTCCGACGGACAAGAGCAAAAGATGTAGATAGATTTTCTCCTTCAATGAATCCGATATGATGGTCGATAGTATAATTCCACATTTTATCAACCCACTCTTTATCTTTAATTTCTACGTCGGAATCTATAAAAGCAATCCACGGATACTTCCCGGCCCTTATCCCCTGATTTCTCCCTTCCGCTACACCTACATTCATTTTGTTCAAAATTAAATGTGATATGCTCTGGAAAGAAATAAGCCAGTCGCGAGTTCCGTCTTGCGAATTCTGGTCTACCACAATGAGATTATACGGTGCAGGAGTATTATCAATAATACTCTTCAAGCAAGGCTGTATAAAGCCATCATTGTTACAATTAAGGACTACGATATCTATTCCGGTATCTTGAATCATCTTTCTCCTTTGAGGGAGAAGCCCTCATTCAACCATCTAACAACGTTCTCTTTTGGCTTCTCAGGCTTAGGCAGGTAAGCTGTTCTGCAGGCAGAGATTGCTGCGAACAAAGAGGGCTTCATTCTTTAACCAGCGCTATAATTCCGCAATGCCCGGATTTTGCATCGAACCTCAAGATATAAGTAAACGGCAAATTCTTTTCTTTAAGATAGTAAATATTAACGATATCATCGATTGCTTTGCTGACATTTCTATTGCAAGTCGCATCGTGAAAAGCGATAATTCCGCCTGACTGGACTAACGGAGAATAAATTTCATAGTCCCTTTTCGCTCCTTCATAAGAATGTTCTCCGTCAATATATAGAAAATCTACAAGCCTACCGTCCAATAACCTTTTCACTTCGGATAAAGTCTCAGATGCTCTACTATCAGCTATGATAAAATTTACTCGTTTATCATCCTTGAATTTTTCTATAGTCTTTTCCATTTCTCCATAAAGGAACTGTTTTGGGTCGCAAAGATTGATGTCAACTCCAATTAGGATTCCATCAGGAGCTAAAAATCTTTGCCAGACTAAAGAAGAGCCTCCTGTAGCAACACCTATTTCGACCACAGTATTCAATACCGGCTTATATCCGTAAAGAAACATCGTAAGAAGATGTATCTCCGGCGTCCCTTTACCCGATGTGCTTTTAATGTCTTCGTATGAAATCATTTCTTTATCAGGACTCCTATCCCGCAAGGTTCTTTCTGCCCCCAAAACTCAACATTATCATATTCAGTACTAAGCTTTAATTCGTTATAAAACCTTCCGATATTTACATCGGCTAAATCGTGGAAAATAATTAAACCTCCCGCCTTCACCATCGCCTCATAGTTTCGGTAATCAGCGGTAAAATATTCCGGCCTATGATTGCCATCAATAAAAAGGATATCTGCCTTCCTGCCGTCTAATTCATCGGAACAAGATAAAAGTACCTGCTTATCGGTCGAATCTCCTATGATAAACTTCATACGGTCATCAAGGCTATATTTTTCTTGAACAGATGGGACAAGACCCCTATCGTTCAAATCTATCCCCACGTAGAGTCCCGTAGAAGAGATAAGCGCGTTCCAGAACCGGGTAGTCCCTCCTTTAAACACCCCTATCTCAATTATCGTTTCGATGACCGGGTAATTAGTTTCTAACCATTTAATCAAGTTCCAGAGCTCATCAGGATGCTGAGAAGGCCCTCCAAGTGGATGCTTATAAAACAAACTATCAAATTGTTCTTTATTCATTATACGGTCCCGTCATTTTGACTTTATGCATCAACTCGTAAAGAGCTCTATCTTTCCCAATAATCTCTTTTCTATTACTAACAGTAGATTTATTCCTCGTGGTAGAACCCCACATATGGACTGACTGGGCATCAGGACATTCCTGATATTTGAATCCCGCATCCTGAAAACGATGGACGAAATCGGTATCATCGTAGAACATAAAAAATCTTTCATCGAAAAGCCCTATCTTCTTAAACACTTCGCCTTTTATCATACAGAAAGCCATTCCCGTAGTACATTCTTCGTTCTTGTCCCAGAACGAACCCATTTTACCGAACGAGACCCCTGCAAGCCTAAGCCCAAGCTTGAGCTGATGTATAGAATCTTTTAAAATTATAAAAACATCGCTATCCATCAAAACTACATCAGCCCAATCCCCTTCAAGTTCCTTAGCTTTAAGGATGATTTTGTTCCTGCATTTAGCTACTCCGAAATTGGATTCATTCCTGATTAAAATATCATCTTTCTTCAACGATGCCTTCAAGAATTCATTAGTTCTATCGCTTGAATTATCATCAACTGCTATTATTCTATAAGGAGTATCATCAGAAAAATTTCCCCTTAAGAAAAGAAGATAAGGGGAGACCAGATTTTCATTATTCCTGAAAAGGACGCCGACATAAATCATTTATACTCCTTAGCTAAATCAACCAAGACTTTAAATTCATTATGAATCGCGATGGGAATATCTTCAGAATATATCCCATCTGACTTCATCTGGTTGAACACTTCTATAAAAACTTTTAATCTGGCCTGCCATTCAGGGCTCTTCAACCTCTCTTCCCATCTTCCCGGCTCTCTCGAATCGCCAAGATGGAACCCACCATATTCAAAAGAATTATGAGTAGGTATTCTATATCCAGCTTCTTCAAGCATAACTCTCAAAGCCATCTGATTATCATTCTTTTTAAGTTTATCATTGTAAAAAACATTTATTCCACCCGGAATTTTTAAAATCTTAGAATATTTATCAGCTACAGGTATTATCTCTCTTAAATATTCCCGAGTCTTTACGAAATGGATTCCAGTCATCCGATATCCGCGAGTCTCTACCGGGTCCAGCCCCGAAGTATTGCTAAACGGAAGACCCTCCCTAAAGCAAATACTAAGATGCCTTTCGACTAAATCAGGATATTCTTTTATATGCATAATATCGATATCAGTTATCAGGACATAGTCGTAGTATAAAAAATATTTAGGAAGGGATATCCAGCGTAGAGTCTTGACTACATCGATGTCATTGGGATAATCTTTGAATACATTCTCCTCTATGATGAAGTTTCCTTTAATCTTTTCGACCTGAGATAGTATTTCTTTAGGAACTTCTGATTTGCATTGTACCAATACGAACGCTTCAGGATAAGCCCTGATGCTGAAATAAACGAATAAAGGGATATAATGATAATATCTCTCATTCGCGACAAAACAATAGATGCATAATTTTTCTGTTTTATTTAAGCTCATTTTCTCTATTTATCCGGTCAAATTCAAGAACTATCATATCAAGCTGGCCTCTCCTTAAAATCGAATGATGTTTGATTCCCCAGAGATGCATTTTAATCGTCCTGAAAATATCCGCTACGGGTAAAGAAATTATAACTCTACCATCAGGACTGCATACCCGTTCAAGTTCTTTCAGGCCTTGTCCCATAGATTCGATATGCTCTAAAACTTCTCCGCAGATAACCGTATCAAAACTCGCATCGGGAAAAGGGAGTTTATTAACATCGGCATAAATAGCGTCTATCCCCTTCTCTTTCATCCGGGCTAACCTTATTTTAGAGACTTCGGTCGCGGTTACTTCATATCCTCTTTTCTTCAAGACCTCAACGCAGAATCCATCACCGGCCCCTACCTCAAGAACCTTTTTACCCACTACTCTTGCCATCATCGTCTGGACCCTATCCATTTGCCACGGCTCGCTCCTGTAATGTGCTTCATCAAGATTCATTTCAAGAGCGAACTTTTCGTTTATATCTTCAGGATTAAATTTAACCTCATCCTTTAAAGGCTTTAACCCTTCTATTTTCTTGATAGCTTCTTCTACCATAATGACCTTAATAGAATCCATACAGGGATTCGGAAAAGGGAATTTTTTCGGACATTCCCTCCACCACATATCATCCACCCACCAGCAATCTTTACAATCTGAAGGAGTTTCTACATTAACATTATCAGGATATCCGAAGAATTTAACCGGAGTAGGCCCGAATAAGACTATACTTCTCGTCCGGACAGCGTGAGCAAGATGGACAAGGCCTCCTTCAGTGTCGATATGAAATTGAGCTTTAGAGATAAACGCAGCAGTCTGCCTTATTGTAGTCTTGCCGGCCATATAAATCGCGCCTTTTATCGGCTCTTCGAGCTGTTTACCTAACTGGATTACTTTATACCCTCTTGATTTTAAAACTTTAACGACTTCATTCCATCCTGAAGTAGGCCAGCATTTAGTCTGGCGAGCAAAATCAGCCCCATTATGAATGGTGACATATTTATCTCCGTCAAGAAGAGCCATCATATTGAAGTCTTCATCAACTAATTTTATATATAAATCATCCCGGGATACGTCAGTTAGAGAAGTTTCTTTCATCGCGGTAAACTCATCGACTCCGAGTTTTTTGGCAAGAAGATTATTATGAAGAGGGAATTCTTTCCATTCTGTATCATAACCGGATAAAAGAGAATCGTTTTTCTTAATCTCTTCCTGATGGCTTGCTATATCTTTGAAAATCAATTTAGTTATATAACGGTTATCATAGATAATATCGTAGCCTTTTTGCGTTACCTCCTGTTCCATAATATATTGAAGAGGCTTATTCCCGGTCAAAATAATCCGGTCTATATCTGAATTATCCTGAAGGAGCTGGCGAGCAGAGTCATCCCTGATATAACACGTAATTTCTGCTTCGGAATATTTTCTCCTTACAGCTTTTGCAAGCGCGCTCAAAATAATAGAATCACCTAATCCACCTATGCGGACTAAAGCGATTCTTAATTTAGTATCATTGATTATCGTATTCGGAGGAGTTTCTTTTACGGGGGCAGCCGGGTCATCAAGTATTTCTTCTGCGACCTTAGCTGTATTTACTAAATATGATGCTGTTTTAAAATCTACTTCGTATATTCTTCCTGCCAGAAGCTCTTTATCGCCGTATCCATACGCACCTACTTTATTCTTGAGCCTTATTTTTGGCATCATCTGCCTGCCTTTCGATTTTATAAAGGGGCGGGCTATTAAACCCGCCCCTTCGTATTATATTCTACTTATTAGGTAGAATGTTTGATATTGGTCGATTTAACCGTAGCCAATTCCTCTTCGAGTTTTACGTCGACGCGGCAGGTAATCGTTACTTCTATGATTCTCTTACGAGGCTGACGCATAAACTCGTAAGTGATATCTCTGTGGATGCCCCAGATTATGTTCGCCGGATTTATCAACAGGGCGCGTGAACCATTAGCGGTACCGGTTCCGTCCGTGATAGTCTCCGTCTTAATAGCCGGGACCTTCCTTACAGGAATACCATTATACAGCGGTTCGGCAGCTTCGATGAGGTATCTTACGAAAGCCTCATTTACGCCTTTGCCGGCCAGAGCGTTTACGTAGTCAAGACGAGCAAGATGCGAAACATAATATCTCATATTGCTTTCCTGAGCATCCACGTATTTGCTCGGCATCTTTCTCAGAATCTTAAACAGGACAGTATCAGATAACGAAGCCGCGAGAGCGTCATAGGTGTAAGTCGATATCTGCTGGAAAATCCCGTCTAAAATATCTAAGTAAGTACCGGTCGCGCCAGCTGCTACCCCGTAGAGCAACAGAGAATCCATATCAAACGCGAGCTGTTTCCCTGTCAGAGCCAAGATGGTATTAAATAGGCCCTGTCCTTCTATAGAATCTTCAAGTGAATCATAACCTATATCAATGGCCACAATACATTCCTGAGCATCCAGTGTTACTTTGGAAGTAGTGGGCTTTGATGTGGTCGAAGGGTCAGTACCTACTGCATTCGGCTTCTGCAATATGGCCCCCGTATAGGTTATTTTATCGATTTGCCTCTTATTCGCCTTCATAGGCTCGCGCCTACACTCGTTGATGATAACCGAGTTATCGATAATACCCTGAACAAACCTCGCCGACTGCTCCGGATTAAGGAGACCGCCGTTCGTTAAGTCTGTAGAGGTGAAGGCTTTTTCAAGCAATTGGTCAATGGACATTTTTGCCATCTGTGTTCCTCCTTCTTCTTTTGTTTAATTGTTTTAATTTCCCAACAGCAGAAGAAAGCAGAGTTACCCGCTACTTCCCTTTTCTCAACATATCACCGAACGGGTCGCCATCGGAATCTACTACTGATTTCTCAACAATATCAGCATCGATTGAGGTTTTTACGCCCATTCTTTTACCTATGACCTGAACGAATTTGCCAATCTCAGCTACCGACTTTGAAAGCGCGGTAATCTGCTTCTCGGCAAGCTCTTTTTCCTTTTTCAGTATAGCTTCCAAAGTGGAATCTTTCGCCATACCTAATGACTCGGCTCTTTTCTCAAGAGCTTCCTTCTCTTCCTTCTGACTCTTTTCGAGAGCGTCCTTTACTTCCTTTTCTTTCTTCTCTACAGCTTCAAGAGTAGAATCTTTGGGAAGTCCGACTGCTTCGGCTCTCTTCTCGAGGGCCTGCTTAACAGTCCGGTCGCTTTCGGCTTTTATGATGGCCTCTTCAGTTGAATCTTTTGCAAGACCCAAATCGGAAGCCCGCTTAGCAAGCGCTTCTTTCTTTTCAGAAAGGGCCCTTGCCGCGCTTTCCTCAGCGTTCAAAAGCATCCCTGCACTCTTTAACGCGCCTTCGATGACGGTCAAACGAGCGGGTAAGCCTTCAACAGCTTTAGTCAGCCCTTCAAGCTTTTCAAGTATCTCTTTCATTTCCATTTCGGGGACCTCCTGTATTTTCTCCGCAGTAGTAAAAGCCTCAGCCTCGTTTATCAGATTGCTTAACTCTGATACAAGGCTCTTTAACTTGGCTAAACGCGCGGTAGAGATTTTCCTTCCTACTTTTTCAAAAACCGGAACATCACCTTTACGTTTATTAGCGATGATGTTTTTCATCGTTCCCATCACGAACTCTTTAAAAAGTTCGATGACCTTTTTCACTATAGCTTCCGGAGAATCTAAATTACCACTCCCGGCTACTAAATAAGCTATATTTGACTTAAAATACGCGAAGGCTTCATACATAGCTACGAGTTCAAGCCCTCTGGCAAAAGGCTTTATTACATCTTCTTCGGTGAGTTTATATTCGGCGTCTTGTTTGGTTACGGTTACTTTAGCCAAAATAGTTAAAACAGCGTCCATAAAATCAGAGAAAACTTTCTTTATGGTCGCTTCATCGTTAGCCTTGTCTTCGCTATATAATGCATTATATACCTCACACTGCAACGCATCAACTGCAGCCTCTGTAGCTCTGAAACAGAATCCTGAATTGAAATCCTTTTCAAAAATAGATGGGTCTTCCCACGACTTAATAGATATAGCCGGGAAATCCATCCCCATCTTCTTGTAATACATCTTACAGTGAATTAAACCACTGATTGAATCTTCGCGCGGGATATCCGCCTCATTTCCTGCTATCGCTCCAACGATGGCTATAAGTGCTTTAGGAACAACAACAAGTTCCCCTTCAATAACATCGGCATATTGTAATTTATATCCGACTTCATTTTCCGCGTTTTGTAAATCCTTTAACAAAAACGCTTTAGAATATTTAACCCAATCAACCTTGTCTCCTCCGGCCCATTCTTTAACTCTCTTCTGAGCCTGAACAACGTCCCAAATCGTATCATTCGGAGCTACCGGAAGGTCGAGAAAAGAATTGGCATTCTTTTCAACCGCATCTTCCTTTAAGCTTTTAAACACAACGATTTGAGCATCGGGCACAGCAGGCCTGTCGACTATGGCGATTCGGTCTACATAGTTGGCGTGGAGCCTGTTCTTCGCCTTCGGCATTTTACTTGCCCTCCTCTATGGGCTCGCGGGTCCCGGCAATACGGACGGAGAAAGCTTTATACTCCCCGGACAGAACTTTATCCCAAACATCTCTGTCATTTATTTTAATTGCTCCGAACCACGTGCCCTTCTTTATGGTCTTGCCGTAATATTCAAGACCATCTTGCCAAGCTATGGCTGATTCTACTATCTGTGCAGCTATCACAGTTTTATGCATTTCATCAATAGTCCGGTATTCAACGAGGAAATCGTGTGCTACTTTTTCAATGTCCTCGCCAGATATTACGTCGCCATCGTGGTCAGCCTTTTCAGGGACAAGAAAAACTCCATAAACAATCTGTTTCTGTTTATCAAGCTTAATAATCTCCATCTCTTCAGGCTCTTGTTCGAGACCGGTGGTAAAAGCTTCTATTGATTTTTCTAAAATGAATGAATCTGTATTCGGAAGGTATTCATCTGTAGAGCCGTCTTCGTTCTCGGCTATTATTTTGAGGAATTCAGGTGATTGGTCTACGGTTACTTCTTTTAGGGATTTGTTTTTCTTGGAATTTTCCTTAACCCACGCCTTCGCTTTTTCCATAGTCCAATCTTTATTCTTAGCGAAAATATAGGTTATTATCTTTTTATCATTTATACAATAAAGAGCTTTGATACCTTTTTCTTCTGAAATTACGATGGTTCGAATCCTATGCTCCGAGTGTTTTCCTTCTTCACCGGGAACAGGGATGCGGATATTCTTATCGTTCTCTTCTACTTTCTTAACAGGCTCCATTTATAGCCTCCTCTTTACTGCCTACTCCTGTCTGTAGGATTTCATCATTGATTAATCCTTTTAAATCTATTTTCTTATCAAAAATATCATCTTCCCAATAATACAAAGTTCGATAGCCCAGAGAACGTAAATACGAAAATTTTATTTTATCTCTGGCGGATACATTAGGCAGAGTATGCCAATATATTCCGAAAACTTCAAGGCATATTTTAGAATCTGGAAGATAAAAATCTATCTCATATTTCCCGATATGTTTATGCTTTTCATATTTGATATTAAGATTATCAAGGATGCTCTGAATTCTGATTTCCGGTTTCGTGTCTCTCCATTTATGACTTTTTAATGGTATGGACATATCTTTTGATTTAGAAAATTTATAATAGCATTTCAGAGAACAAAAACGTGATTTCCCTTTTCGGGAAGGGATTATTTGATACTGCTTTTTACAGACTTCGCAAACCGAAATAAGACGTATCTTCCTCACTCCAACCGGTTTTATACCATATCTTTTTAGACGTAAACTTATACAAGAAATAGATATACCTAAAACTTTAGATATATCTTTCAATTGGTTACCTCTTTCAATGAACCCCTTGAGCCCATCTTTAGTTATATCGTGACGATATCGAAGATTCTTCTCTCCTAAACAATCCCCGCGTTTAAAAGTTGTAGAATTCGCTCTTCTCATATCCATACTATATATCAATTCTCCAATAAGTCAAATATTTTCATCTGATAGGACATATTATACTATAATCTAACATATTTGTCAAGAAATTTAATCTCCACCTATCCACGCATCCTCATTTTTAATAATTTTCTCGATGACGGGCAACTCATCGCAACGACAATTTATAACTTCATCAGCAGGCCCTGATGGGTCAAGGGGATGCATAAGTTTAGTTCCACCTATATCAAACGGTTCATCGATATCAACTATCTGGCCGTTAGCTTCAGCGTGTGAAGGACGGGTCTTATCATCCATAGTAGAAATCCATTCTTTTTTTCTTACATCATTCTTCTCGTAAGTTTCGTGCTGAGCTATCGATGATGCAATCCCTGTCTCAGTTCTTGAAATAGCCATAGCTCGATTACGATACGTGTTCTCAAACATCCCCTCGATTTGCTTCCTCACATCATAAGGGGATAAACCCTGCTCCATATAGCTGGTATAAAGAACCTTCCTGAAATCATTTAAAGTCCGGTCCGCGATTTCCCCGGCTATCATCGTCCCGCGTTTGGCGAGTTCCTTTAAAACTGCCGGGTCCTTCAGATTAAACTCTACTGATATCCCTAATTTCCTAAGCGCTGAACTACCTCCTAATTTCGCGGCCTTCGGTTGCCAGATGCCTAAAACTTTAGCCATCTGTTCAGGGTCTACATTATCTTCCCATCCTTTTAAGAACTTATTTATTTCCTTCATATCGTCTTTAGAACCTTTAGAGATTAGCTTCTTTTCTTTCTCATAAAGTTCCGGATGAGCTCTTTTTGAATATTCTGAAAGCTTATCGAGAGCGTCGCGAGAGTTAAGCATCTTCATAGTCGCTCGATATTCTCGTATAAACTCTTTATGAATAGCTTTAGAACATCCCTGAAAAACCTTAACGAAGGCTACGCTATCGCGGTAAGTTCTATGTATTGTTCCCTTCCGCGCTTTAAGAATATAGTCGTTAACTTCGGGAGATATACTCTTCCTTAGCTTGAGCCCCTTCCGCGTCCGAAATAATCTTGAGTGCCCTAACTCTACGTTTGACAAGTTTTCTCCTTTTCTTAGTGCCTTCATCTTTTTCTTCTTCAGCTGTTTTCTTGGGCTTCTGTTCCCCGGCTGCATTCTCTTCAGCTTGCTCACCTTCTAACTCTACTTCAGGAGCGAGCCCTGCAGGTATCAATGCTCCTGATATGTAAAATACATCTCCTCCAACATAAGGTTCAAGGCCTAACTCAGCCCTTGCTTCATTCGGAGTCATTACCCCTCTTTCAATATAGGAATTGTAAACCGTAGCATCGGTAGCTTTATTGGCGATATTTATATCATCAAACACGAATTCCCATTTCGTGATACCTAATCCTTCCTTGATGATGAGCTGGTTTATAATCCACATCCATTCTTCTTGACGAGGATTTATTACTGACTCAAGATATATCTGGTCTGATTCTCCGGCTACGCTTCCCCCTAATTGCCCTTGCTCAATTACCCCTACGCGATACGGAGGAACACGATGAGATGCCAGAATATCTTGCCGGTTATCCTTTTTATAGATTCTGAAACTTGCCTCTTTCTGCTCTACAGATAACCTTTCGAACTTTATTGTTCCCCCTTTAGGAGTAGACATACATAAAGTTTTATGATTAGAGCCTTTGAGAGTAGTCTCGAAATATTTAGTTATCTCTTCATTTACTGACGGGTCCATAGTAACGCCTTCAAAAATTACAGCATATGCCGGGACTCCATAGTTTATGAAAAAATCAATATTATATTCAGTTTCCTTCATATCGCCGAACATAGGATATAGCGCAGGCAACCATTCAGGCAAGCCATAGACAGAAGACATCCACGAATAAATATTCATCGGGATTATTTCGTTCGCGGCATCTTCTGGTTTACTTAAACCTTGAACAAAATTTCCAGTCTTCCTATTTAAAATTCTTTCGTCTCCGAAAAGCTTGAAATATACGAATTCCTGACCCACCCTCTGGATGAGCCTCTGTTTATCTTTACACCATCTTACAGTAGTAGCGTTGACATGATAAAGCCCGTTTATCTTATCACCCATATCGCGAGAGACTTCAAGATAAGAATTCCCACATCCTTCCCAATCAAGAAAAGATTTTTTAAGAACCATAGTAAAAGATTCTTTATCATTCACCTTCTTGAAAAAATTAAGAAGAGAATTATATTCATCGTCCTCTTCGGCTTCTGTCACGATTTTATCACCTTCGTTTTCTTCAGAAGGCTCTAAATGGTATCCGATACCTACAGTATCCTGAATTTTTACCCTTATGCAAGATGAATGAATTACATTCACATTCATCCAGCTCATAAGTTTGAGCAAATCATACGGAGGCTCGAGAATCGGGGCTTTCCATTTCATATCATCAACTTGTCTACTTTCAGGAGGAGTTATTTGATATTGTTTAAGAATGTCTTCAGTAACAATTCTCCCCTCGCTCGTGATTATCGCGGCCCTTACTCCGGTCTTCTCTCCTACAATATTATCGGGTCTGTTCCTCATTTGACTTCCTCCTTCGGGGGATTATCTCTACTGTCCCTCGGTAATTGAAAATCGCAATATCCTTTATATTTACATCCTATTCGCGCATTATCTTGAAAACTATACGCACAAGGCTCACCTACGATACACGTTAGAATTATCTCTTCTCCCATTATAGTCCTCCATTCAAATCTTCTTTAAGGTGCTCTACGGATTCTTTATCTTTAAGATTCTCTTGCTCGAGGCCTTCTAACGTTTTCCTACTGGATGCTATTCTTTCGGTTCTCATATTTATATCTGATTCCAAATCTTTAATCCTCATTTCGATGGCTTCGCGAGTAGCATCTTTCATTATAGTCCTCCTTTATAAAATAGCAACTTGAACTTTTCCAACATAGCTCGCCTTTTCAATAATATTGTGAACCACTCCCGCGACTGCATCAGCCACATCCTTGCTTCCTTTCGGAGGATGGTCGATTTTCTTTCCTTCTATTTCTTCTAACCGAGAACATTCAGTTATAAATACCTGAGATGCCGAAGGGTCTTCAGGGTCTCCGGAAGGAACATAATAATAATCAAGCCTGTTCTCATTTATCGCTTCTTTTAAATTGCAATAGGGAAGAGTAGTCCGGTCAACCGAAAGATTTTCTACATTATACCCCTTGCTCTCTAAAATCTGAAGTGAATCAGAGCTCTGGAAGCCATCATAAGTAACGATTCCATTTTTAATAGGAAATCCCATCTCCTGAAGTGCGAAAATTATTTCTCTGATTTTAGAAATTCTAATCGGCGCTTCAGGGCTTCCCTTTATTCTCATCATCAGGTCGATATAAACAATCGTCGCTCCTTCATCAGTAGTAGTCCCGGCGTGATGGCCTAAAGCGAACCCGCAAGCATCACCTGATAGCGCAAGGTCAACGTGGATAGCATAAAAAGCTTGCTTATCAATACATTTAAAAGAAGGCTTAAATCTACCTAAAGCGTCTACCGGGTCCGTCTCTCTATGCCTATTAAATCTTTCAAGGAGTATTTTGGGATTTTCAAAAAAACCATTTATAGTAGAGCTTGCCTTCGCTCCGAAATCACGATATGCTTTAGTAACATTTGCCCGAAAAGCCTTGAAAAGAAAAGGTATCATCGGAATGGCATCAACATCCTTCATCTCCGAGGGCTTAGCATCAAGAATTATTCTCTGGACTCTATCAACGTAGAAAAAATCCCCTTTCCAATCCGGATATTTAGAATCCCAAAGCGACCTACGCTTAGCATAAACTTTCGCTTGCGGGTCTTCGCCTTCTTTAATCTTGTCCTCCAAGAAATCATTTTCATACATCGGAGAACCAGCTCCGATGATTGCGCCTTTAGATTCAAACCTTGAGCCAAGCCTTCTCTGAAGAGCATTATAAATATCCCCGGCTTGGTCTGAATTGTCTGTTTTACGATAGGAACCAGCCTCATCAATAATGCCTACAAGGATATGGTAGCCTACAGCAGTTCTCCAAGAAGAACTTCCCGGCCTGATAAAAGTATTATTCTTAAATTTAAGTTCAGATAAACAGTTCGGGTCAGGCATCCGGGCGTCATCTCTTTCCCACGGCCTTTCATTGAACCAGACGCAGGTATCTATCTTTGATTTTATTTCAGAAAAAATAACTTTGATAGCATTGCGTTCCGACACTGACATATTCATAATTGCTATCTTGGAAGATTTATCTATTCCGAAATATCTTTGGGGCTCACGGAGGCAGAGAAGTAAATGCTGGAAATATGTAGCTATGCAAGAAGTTTTATAAGACTTTCCGGAGCCAATACCTTCTTCAAACCACGCTTCATTATAAAGCCTATTCCACGGATTACCGTCAACCGTCTTGAAGAACGCACAGATATCATCATAAACCGCTTTACGGATTATTCCCGATAAATTAAGATACCTTTGACCGAGAAGCCAGTCTTCTATACTAACTGCAGGCCATCGCCATATCCCCGAATCCCTTCCGCTCGATTCAACGAGGAGCCTCAGAAACTCTTCATCATCTTCTCCGTATTTAGAGATATCGGATTCGATTACATCCTCTTTGGGGAGATAGGGGGCTATGAACGGAGTTTGCTTGACTGATTCTACATCATATAAAGGCCTAATTTCTACGGTATCATTACACAAGGCTTCCATCTTCTATTTCCTCTCCCTGTTCGTGCCGGGACAATGTTTTAATCCTAATATCATTCGCGAGACGGCTGAATATCTTCTTCCGGGTCTCAAGGTCTGATACTTCAAGTTTTATAATCTCTATCAAGCTTATAATAACTTCTTTAGTCTGCTTAATCTTGACATCGATATCGACTCCGCCGGATAATATTATCTTCATCGCGTCATCGCCAGTAAGACCGAACTCCTTCCAAGTAGCGCGCATCTCTTTAGTCAACTCCCTCAAGAGATTAAGATATTGAGTTTGCCTATCGTGTACTTGAAATATCCTATTCATCGCCCGTTCTACACTGGCGATATTCTTTACATCACCAGTAGAGCTGGCTTGTTCATCTGCTATCCTTAAAATCTTTCGATAGACTGCTGCATCTGCTTCGAGAGAGTTATACCTATCCCAAAGAGTCCGGGTCTGATTATCAAGCTGGGTCATCAGTTCTACCATATGCCCCAGAATCTTCTTGTTCCCTCTTAAATCTTTTTTAATAGCCTGAAGGACCCCTTGCTTAAATTCTTTAAGGTCTCGATAAACTAAATTTGGGGTAACGTGGAGCATCTCCGCTATCTCTTGGATGCTCGCCTTCATCGTAAAACGATATCGCGCCACCTTCTGCATCCGTATTTCCCGGGCATCCCCTACCAGCTCGTGCATATACATCAATTCACGGGTAGTCAAATCTATTTCATAATCTATAAAGATTTCAGGAGAGACCTGTAAATCTACCGGGATAAATAACTGAAGAGCAACTTCTATATCTCCCACCGTAACGTCTACTTCTATATCTCCAAATTTCAAATCACAGTCAATATGCTGACCGATAATAGAATCAACATATATGACATCCTCTAATTGGATATCTGCTTGTAGTGCTTCTCCATTAGCCATTCTTTGCCCTTTTTAAAGCGTTTCTTGTCGTCATTCCCATCCCCTGATAGTAAGATAAACCATACCATTATTAACCTGAACTCCATAAGCTACATTAGGCATAAGCAAAACTGCTTTATGACGCGGACTATTTATGAATCCATCCTGCGGGTCCCAAATCATTTTAGAAACTGTATGTTTTAAATCCCAATCCCACGGCCAAGCCGCGACTGCTTCCTTCCTATGGAGTAAATGGTAAAAATCTGTATGGCAACATCCTATCCGTTCCATATGGAGGCAATGTAATTCACAATATTGGTTCTCTACACCATTCCAATGGTAGAAAGGAGCTGCCCCGTTTTGTCTTCTAAATTCATTTATCAGCTCAGTTATCATATTAAAGTCCTTTTAATATTCAAATCTCTTATTAAAATTTTAACCTATAAACTTTAATAATTAAAGCCTACGCCCGATTTCACGGATTGCTTCTTGGGTATATCCTACCACAGATACAACTTCAGAAAGCATCTTCTTTACCGCAAAGCTAATGAAGCCTCGGCATCATTAACTTTCACTATGATTAAACAGAGAACAGCGTTTCTCGCGCACATAGGCTCTAATTTAAACAAAATTCTATATCACCTATTTTCATAAATAAAGCATAAATTACTACAACCGGATAATTCTTATTCCAAATTCCCTTCATCTCGGCTTCTCCCCATCATAATCAC